AAAATTGCATCTGTAGCTGTTATTCCTCCGCTAGAAGCACTTGTAACAGCAATATTTGAAGCTTCCCAAGTTTCCAGGGCAGACCCATATTTCTGTGTAACTATTGATCTAGTTATAGTCTGAGTAGTATTTTCAGTTCTATTGCTAGAGCCAGTTGACCACGTTGGCACTCCGTTTGCGTAACAAGGAGCAACTAAAAATAAACCTAGTAAGAGTAGCTTTTTCATTTGATGCCAACTTTATTGTTCTTATTATCTACTATAACTGATTTTTTTCCGTTGCCATTTTTACCTTTTACAGACACCCCATAACTACTTGCAATATTTCCTACAAGACCTGCTGCAAAAGTATCTAACCTAATTTTTTCCATATATCCAAGAGTCATTACTGATAAACTCCAACCAAGAATAATTATGCGAACTAAATGTCCGACATAATCTCGACCTTCCTTCTCTTCTTCTTCCATAAAAGTTAAGACTCTTGTTTAATACTAGCAATGTAGCTATGTTTGGAAAGTAACACAAGATTATTATGCTTAAACTCTTAAAACCAATACTACTAAAATTTTTTACAACTACTGCTGTGAAGAGATTAGTAGTCGATTTGCTTAGAGCAATCTGCAAACAAACTAGCAACACGCTAGATGACAAAGCTGTTGATATGTTGGAGCAACAACTTTTCCCAAAACTAAATTGATATGACACATAAAGAGTTTTTTAAGGTTCTTATTGGCGATCCACCTCCTGAGATAGAACTAGAAATAGAAATAAAAAAAAGAGAGGTAGAAGCATTACCTGATGAATTAATAAAGCAATATTGTTTAGACCTTGTAAAACATACAAGACTACAAGATTTGTTATTAATGGCAGCTATATCACGTATATCAGAAGTAGAAGTAAAATTATACCGTTATGAAAAAGGTATTAAACTCTACAAAAAAGTAAGAAAACTAGGGTTTTTTGGTAAAATTAAGTATCTTCTGTTTGGCAAAACAGATCAAAAGTGATTATATTAAACAAAAACAGTAGCTATGACTAACAAAGATTTAGAAAAGTTAGAAGATTTGCATAGTACTTTAACTGATGTATTGATAGAAAGAGTAAAAAGTGGTGAAGCAAAAGCTGGTGATCTAAACGTAGCTAGACAATTTTTAAAAGATAACGGTATAGAGTGTATTCCTACAGAAAACAATGGTATGGAAGATCTTATGAAAAATTTACCAGACCTAGAAACTATCCCTGTAGCAGAACTATAATTGCAACCACTTCCTAAAAAATTACACGACTTTAGATATTTTCTAATTATTACCTGGCGGCATTTAAACCTGCCAGATCCTACTCCTGTACAACTAGAGATCGCAGAATACTTACAACATGGAGAAAGACGTAAAATAATACAAGGATTTCGTGGTGTTGGTAAAAGTTGGATTACATCTACCTACGTAGTATGGCGATTACGTATGAACCCACAACTAAAATTTTTAGTTGTATCTGCCAGTAAAGATAGAGCAGATAATTTTTCTACGTTTACTATGCGATTAATAAATGAAATGCCTTTATTATCGCCACTAATACCACAAGATCATCAACGTAACTCCAAAATAAGTTTTGACGTAGCACCTTCTAGTGCCGATCATGCACCTTCTGTAAAATCTCAAGGTGTCTTAGGGCAAATGGCTGGATCTAGAGCAGATGAAGTGATCGCTGATGACTGTGAAGTACCTAACAACAGTTTTACGCAACCAATGAGAGATAAATTAGCAGAATCAGTAAAAGAATTTGACGCTATCTTAAAACCTGGTGGTAAAATTACATTTCTTGGTACACCACAAGTAGAAAATAGCTTATATCTAACCTTAGAAGAACGTGGTTATACAACAAGAATATGGACTGCACGTTATCCAGAATATAAAAACAACTATGGTGACAGACTTGCACCTAGATTACAACGTAATCTTACAGAAGGAACTGTAAAACCTAGAGATCCAGTAGATCCAGAACGTTTTAGTGACATAGATCTAATGGAAAGAGAAGCATCTTACGGTAGATCAGGGTTTAACTTACAGTTTATGTTGGATACTACCCTATCTGACCAAGACCGATACCCTCTAAAAATTAACGACCTGGTAATTAGTTCTGTAAACCAAGAATATGCACCAGAAAAAGTTATATGGTCTAACTCTCCTGAGTATGCACTAACAGATTTACCTTGTGTTGGCTTTAACGGTGACAGGTTTTATCGCCCTGCTCAAGAATTTGGTGATTTTATAGAATATACAGGTTCAGTTATGTTCGTTGACCCATCAGGAAAGGGTAAAGATCAGACCGCTATAAGCTGCGTTAAGATGCTTAATGGTAATTTATACGTGACTGAGTGTTTAGGACTCTCTGGTGGCTATTCTGATAGGGTTCTAGAACGTATTAGTAAGATCGCTAGAGATAATAAAATTAATACAATTATTGTTGAGCAAAACTTCGGTGGTGGTATGTTCGCTGAACTATTAAAACCCTTCCTTATGAGATACCATCCTTGCGAACTAAAGGATGTACGCAATACAAAGACTAAAGAACTAAGAATTATAGATACCCTAGAACCTGTTATGAACTCTCACCGACTAATAATAGATCGCAAAGTTATAGAAAAAGATTTTCGTTCTAACAGCAACGAACCACCAGAACGTAGACTTAAATTACAACTTGTCTACCAATTATCTCGTATATCTAGACATAGAGGTTCTCTTGTACATGATGACCTTGTAGACTCCCTCGCAGGTGCAGTTGCTTACTGGACTGAATATATGGCTCAAGATGAAGATAAAAATATTCGTAACCGCAAAGATCAACTCCTAATGACTCACTTACAAAATTGGGGTTCTGCTCTTAACAACACCATCACTCAAACTGCTATGGGGATGACTCCTCAACAAATAAGTAATTCTAATACCTCTACTGATGGTTTTATAAGTAATTCTTATTAAGGAGTACTATAGGAGATATGCCATACTTAGAAGGATTCGTTGTAGTGTTCCTCTAAGAAGGTTCTAAGAAGGTTCGACTAACTCCTTCTTAGATTCTCCTAGAATTAATTTTGGTAAAAAAATTTGAACCCCTTATTATATACGGAGGTACATAAAATCCCCCCAATAAAAAATAAAAAAGTCTAAAAAATAATATAAAAACCTATAAAACATTACTATAACTACAGTTACAAATTATAATTTATAATTTTATGGCTTAAAATGTAGTCTATAACTAGAAAAATTTAGAATCATATATATATTTCTATAGAATCGGTGACAATAAAAGTGAATAAGAGTATTGACAAATTAAAATTATTCTATATATAATAATATATATCTAGTAATTTATTTTTAATTATTAGATGTATTAAAAGTTAGTCACTTATTTCTAATGAACTACCGAGACACACTAAGAAGCTATAAAGAAGCTTCAAAACACTTCTTAGAAGCTAAGAAGCATGACAAACCAGCTTTAAGGGAATCATGGCATAATTACATAGACTCATTATGTAAGGATGGGGAAATAACTTTAAAGCAATATGAAAACTGGGGGAATCCTTTTTAATTATGGCTTACATATCACAACAGGATAAAAAGGAATTAATGCCTGGAATAAAAAAAGTTTTAAAAACTTATAATATGAAAGGTACAGTTTCAATTCGTCATCATTCAACTTTAATAGTTACACTTACTGAAGGTGAACTAGATTTAATAAGAGTAGAGAATGAAATTAGAAAGGAAAGGCATGCTAGAAATCCTTATTTAGAATTATATCTAGTAGATGGTCATACTTTTCAGCAGTCGTATCATCACCTTAATAAATTTGTTGAATTAGGTGAACATGAAATACATAATTTCTATCAAAATATGTTTAAAGCAATGAAAGGTGATAAATGGTTTGATAAATCAGACATTATGACAGATTACTTCCATATTGCCTATTATTGTTATATAGATGTTGGTAGAAGTAGGTTAAAACCTTATATATGTACTAAAAACCTAGTTACTGTTTAATGATCCTTTATAAATATTCCAGGTATATTAATTTATGCCTGGTTTATTTGTACAGGATCTTTATAAGATCCTATTAAAAAAGTTAGTCTATTTATTTTATTATGACTTCTACCGTATTAGAGAATAAAATCTCTATAAATAAAAATGATTCTATCATCCAGGCAAGTTTGCCTTATCAAGTGCTACATCTAGCTAGTAAATTTGCTAGTAAGGATGACAGTAAACATATCTTGCAGTATATAAACTGCTATAAGATAGCTAGTAAAGAACCATCTATAAGTGATTCTATTGTTATAGAATCAACTAATGGTCATTATCTTTTTAAATGGGTAGGTAAGGTTAATGATTATTATGAATTTCCTTATAATAATTCTATATTAATTCATAAGGATCATTTTAATAAATCAGATATAAAAGCTACTAACGTAGATTTTTATAGTGATAATACCTTTCAAATATGGCATTCTACAATGCGGCATATGTATCCAGAATCAATTCATACATTCAAAAATGGTAAGGATTATGGAACATATCCTAATTTAGAGCAACTTATACCTAATAAGTTAGACTGTTTGCCTGGTGATGGTATTAGTTTTAATAGTCAGTATTTAGGTTTATACTTTAATGCTATCTATAAATATTTAGGTAGTAATAAGGTAAGTGAGATATTTTCTAATAAACCAACTGAGCCTGTTGTTATTAAATCTGAATTAGATTTTAATAGATTAGAAAATACTGACGTTACGTTTTTAATCATGCCTGTTTTAAAACGTAAGTAGTATGACTTTATTCAATACACATATAAGGGATCAGCGCATGATCCCTATTCTATTAATGAACGACTGGATGATTAAAGAAACTAGCTACTGTAGATTAGCAAGTTGTAGCCAGTCAACTTACGATAAATTAAAACGTAAGTATTTAGATTAAATTAATATGCCTGGTAGAAATACCAGGTATTTTTTATCAATATATAATAATCTATTGTTTTTTATATAATTATAGATTATTGTATATAACATCCTGGCAAAACAGGATCAATTTTTTTGTCATCCTGGCAAAATTAAAAAGTTAGTCACTTAAACATTATGGAAACACAATTTTATAAAGGTTTTGATATTGTCACTTTATATGATGAACAGCAAAAACCATACTATAACGTCAACAAAATTTTAAAAGAAGATCCATTTATAGAAATATGGGGGGAAGATTTTAAAACTGTAGATGACGCAAAAAAAGAAATAGATAATGGAGGTATAGTTTAATGGAATCATATTCTTACGATTTAAATAGTATAGCTAGTCATACTAAAGATCTAGCTATACAGTTATCTAAATTACTAGGCATTACTGAATATGATGCCTATGAATTTCTAGTAGATAAACTTAGAGATAAAAATAGTTTTGAAGTCAAAATATGATTAAATGTCCTAAATGTGAAAGTACAGCTAACCAGGTTACTATTACACGTACTGGTAGAGGTGCTAATGAAATAAGAACCGATCTAAACTATACCTATAGACGTAGGAAGTGTTTAAATTGTGGTTTTATGTTTTCTACTAGAGAACTAACAGAAGAAGAGTATAAAAAGGATCTACATTATCATCACTTAAATGAATTAGTAAAATTATCAGTAGAGGAAAATGAAGAATCTAAGTAAAGACTTTGAAAAGGCTAGACTTGCAAAAATTAAAGTTTTGGAAGGTAGGTTAGCTGAACTAACAAGAGTCTGGGAAGATCAAGCAAACAATGTAAATGCAAAAGATTATATTGTTTCGTGGGAAAAAACTAATCAAAAACTAAAGGATTTAAAAAATGACTAAACCAAAAATACCAACTTTGCATGAAGCTATGATGACGCACTATAAACGTTATAAAAACGGTCAAAATAGTGCTGACCAGTACATAAGGTTACTAAAACAATGTATAAAAATCTTAGGTAACAAAAGGATTACTCAATATACTTGTAAGGATGTAACTAAATTAATAGATTATGGCAAAACTGTAGAAAAAAATTCTAACGATACTATAAATATGCGAACAGGATATTTTAAAAGTACCTTAAAAACTATGTCAGAAGAAGGTTTTGCTGTAGATTTAAGTTTTCCTAGAAATCCATCAAAAACTAAAAGAGTAATTCCACACTTGAATGATGATGAAATCAATCAACTATGGAATAAATGTAGGGATCTAGGTTTTATAGAACATTTAGATATATTCCAGGTACTTTTAGATTTAGGATGTAGATCAGGTGAACTGTTAGGTGTAAGAAAAAAAGATATAAACTTTAGTTATAATCAAATATTGTTTGAAAAAAGAAAATGCAATAATCCTGTAGCTGTACCAATGACTGATAGGTGTATGAATATAATTAGTCTGTATGCAGAATGGAAGGAAGAGAATGACCTTATATTTCCTTATGACTGGTATTGGTTAGATAAAGCCTGGACTAAGGTTAGATTTGATTTAAATAGGGCTACTGATAGGACTTACACTATTCATATATTGCGTCATACTGCAATAAAAAGAATGATAATGAAAGCAATACCAATACCTATAGTAAGTAAATGGGTAGGACATAAAAGCATACAACAAACTATGGCATATGCTCACTTTGCACCTTATGACCTACATAAATACGTAGAGGTGATGAACAAATGCAAGTAAAAGTATTATTAGTAAAACCAGACTTCGAATTAGTACATGATTATTTATTAAACAAAAAACTTACACCAATTTTTTTACCTAACATATCATGGTTTCAAAAAAACAAAGCCTATGGATTAGTAAAAAAAATGAGTAAATACAAAGGTGGGTTTCCTATTTTTAGAAAAGACTATCAAACTTTTATAGAAAATAATTATTACATTTTTAGAAAACCTTTAGATAATAATTATATAGAGGTATAAACAAATGAAATTTACAAATAGTCAAAAAGATTTTATTCTTAGTACTCTTACAACTGAAATAACTAATAAAGAAATATATATTAAGTATTTAACTGATAAAGCTGAAAAAGAAAACGACATACAACTTAAAAATGGTATAAGAAGATCAGTCGAATATGCTGTAGAAAAATTAGATGAATTAGAACAAATGATGAAAATAATAAATGAACTATAAAAAACAAATAGAACTAGAAAATAGTATGGTCGATTTAGGTATTAATCGATTAAATAAAATAAGGGAAACTAACAAAAAAAAAGGAAAGGAAAGTGAAAACGATTACAGTAGAGGAATTATTTTTTGTGGTATTGAGAAAGTAACAAAAAAATTAAAAACGTTTATACACTATGCAACGTCAGGTAAGGCAGGTCGTAAGTCAAAAGTAGCCTATTTACTTAGTGAGTTTGACGATTTATATGTAGTTAGTTTTATAGCTATGAAAGTTATTTTAGATGGTGCAACAAACTGGAATAACAGAACATTTAATGCAGTAGCTATGCAAATAGGTACTAGATTAGAAGATGAATTAAGGTTTTGTTTTTATGAGAAGTGTGATAAAAAATATTTTCATGCAATAAAACATCATTTAAAAGATACCAGGCATTTGCGTTATAGACGTAGAGTTTTAATGCACCATATGAATAAAGCTAATCATTTTTTTGATTCTTGGAAGCAAGAAGATAAAGTACGCATAGGTGCAAAATTAATTGAGATAATAGAATCATCTATCAAACTCACAACTACAGTTGTCAAAAAAAATGGATCTACAAAAAACAGCAACAAGTATATAACCTTAACTGATAATGCTATTAAATGGATAAACAACCAAAAGTTAAATAAAAATATTGCTGTACCCTACTATCAACCTTGCATTATAAAACCTGTTAAATGGACTAATCCTTATGATGGTGGTTATCATACACCACGTTTATCTAAGTTAGATATTGTAAAAACAAAAGACAAAAACTATTTACATAAATTAGATGAAGCAAATCCAGTAGATTTTTACAATGCTGTAAATGCTTTGCAAGATGTTGGATGGATTATAAATAAAGACATATTAGACATAGCAATGCAGTTATTTAATAACGATAGTGATATTTTTAATTGTGTGTTATTACCATTACCACCTAAACCAGAAGATATAGATACAAATAAAGTAGCAAGAGATAAGTGGAGATATGAAGCCGCAAAGGTGCATGATTACAATGCAAGCATAAAATCTAAACGATTACTTATATTATCAATAATAAATACTGCTGAAAAATACAAAGAATATACTTTCTATCATTGTTACCAGGCGGATTTTCGTGGAAGGTTATATTGCGTTACACCACATTTAAATCCGCAAGGGCATGACCTAGCAAGATCTTTACACTTATTTGCTGATGCTGTACCACTAAGTTATACAGATTACAGCATGAAGTGGTTTCAAATAGCAGGTTATAACTTATGGACTAATGAAGGTGCATCTTTTATGGAGAGAAGTGCATGGGTAAGAAATACTGGTAGTAGATATGCAAAACAAATAGCAGAAGATCCTGTAGGTAATGTAAGTCTATGGAGTAAAGCAAATAAACCATTTCAGTTTCTTGCTTGGTGTTTAGAATATAAAAAATATATGGATGATAGTAATTATAAAACTGGTTTACCTATACATTTAGATGGTACTAATAATGCTTATCAACATATTGCTTGCCTTACAAAAGATGAAAAGTTAGCTACTGCTACTAACCTTACAAAAAATGATAGGCAAGATTTATACACTATGGTTTTAGAAAAATTAAGAATAAACCTACATCAAATGTCTATGTATAGGTACGAAGATACACGTAAATGCAAAGACCTATTAAAAGATAAGAACCTTAATAGAGATAGGATAAAAAAACCTATACTAATGATTCCTTATGGTGGTACAGATTTTGGAATAATAAATTATTTAGAAAAACAAAAATGGAATGACAATATAACTAATAATCATCTTAATTTTTTAGTAAAGCAAATTAGAAGTGCATTAGATCAAATATTTCCTAGCTGTAAGTATGTAATGGATTACCTCAAAGATAGTCAAGCTACAACCTGGACTACACCATCTGGATTTATAGTAGAGCAAAATTATTTTATAAAAGAATCTAAGCAGGTAAGAACTAAATTTAATGAGTCAAGTTTATGGTTATGCTATACGTATGACACAAGAAAATTAGATAAGAAAAAAATAAAAAACAGCATAACTGCAAACTTTGTACATAGTTATGATGCGGCAAATGTACATTTAGCTTTGTCTCATGTATATAAACAGCAAGGTTACAAGAGTCTTGTAACTATACATGATAGTTTTGCCGCTAACGTGCAAGAAATAGAACCTTTTATAAAACAAGTGAAGAAAAACTTAGCTTCAATATATACCTGGTCAAATAAATGTGAACTTTACAACAACCTACGACCTATAGGAAATTTTGATATAAATCATATTATTGATGCACCATATGTATTTAGTTAAAGACATTACTAGACACTACATATAAACAAGGTAATATTATGGAACGTCTATAAGACGTTTCACAAAATAAATTCAAAAAAATTCAATGGCAAGCAAATCACCAACTTTAATGTTGACAACTCCCTATGCAAATTTAACTTACGCATGGCTACATAAACCAGAACCTAAGTATGGTTACTATCAACTAACACTTGTATTTAAACCTGATGATGTATTTACACCATCTGACTTAGGTTTACCAGGAACAGAACCTATAAATTCTATAGAGTTTATGTTAGATAAATTAGAAGGATATAAAACAAAATGGAAGGAACAACTGCAAAATGAAAATCCTAGTAAAAAATTTACTTGGTCAAGAGATAAAGAAGGTAAACCTAAAGAGTATTGGAGAACAACTGAGCAGGGTTTAGAGGTTTATTGCAAGATGCCTAGTGGCAAGAGAACAAATAAACAAGGTGCTGAGTTTGAATTACCACCACCAAAATTTGCAGAACAAGTAGGTGATAATGTTGTATTTTTAACTAGAGAAGAATCAGCTAAGTACGATAAGCTATCACCAGAATCTAGAGGTCAAGCATATCTACGCATACAAGGTTTTGATCTTGATGAAGTAGGCATGAGAATACAACCTGTATCAGTAATTGTAAGAAGCTATGTACCTTATGATGGTGTAGCGTCACCACAAGATATGGGTTTCTTACCTACAAAACAACCTGCACCGCCAAGTAGTTTTGAAGATCCTTCTGCACCAGTACCAGCAAGTGCAAGTGATTGGTAACAAATACAAAAGCAAGTTTGAAAAAGAATTTGCAGCTACATTAAAAAAAAAGAAAATTGTATTTACCTATGAATCACTATCCATCGATTATGAAATCACTTACAGCTATAAGCCTGACTTTATCCTCAACAATTTTATTGTGGAAACGAAAGGCTATTTTTCCTCTGATGACCGCAGACACCATCTTGCAATTAAGAAGAAAAGACCCGACCTAGACATCAGATTTTGTTTTCAAAATAGTAAGAACAAATTGTCTAAAGCTAAAAACTCTATCTCGTATGCCGATTGGTGTACGAGACATGGGTTTCTCTATTGCGATAAATTTATTCCTGACAGTTGGTATGACAAGCAAGTATGTAAAAAAAACTGAGTGTCCGCAATGTAAATCAAAGGATAATTTAGCCTGGTTTGATGATGGTCATGCTCATTGTTTTTCTATTGATTGTGACTATAGATATTACCCAAATAAAAAAACTGAAAAAATTTTTTCTCCAAGACTAGAACCGCAACCTGTATTTAAAAAAGAAGTGAAACTATTACCTGTCACATACACCGATTTACCTGCAAGAGGAATCACTAAAGAAACTTGCGAACTATTTAAGTATGGAGTAAGTGTGTATAAAGGTCAGCAATGTCAGGTAGCTACATATCAAAACAGTCAAGGTGTAGATGTTGCTCAACACATAAGGTTTGCAAACAAAAAATTTGTATGGATAGGTGA